GTTTTCCAGCGCATCAATATTTTCCTGCGCGGGATCCTTGGGCTGTGGTTCGTCTGTCGAGGGCGCATTCAGCATTTTTTCAACATCCCGCACCCCCAATGCTTCATACATGCGCCGAAATACTTCGTACATGTTGTGCATTTCCGGAGCCTGCGCTGCAAGCTGCATCTGTGTTTGCGCCAAGGTTATTCGCTGCGCCTGTGAAAAAGTATTTGGGTTGGATACGGGTAAAATATCGACCCGATCATCAAAGTCCTGTGCTTTGATAGATTGGTCAGCATTTTCAATAGCATACGGGTACTCCGGCGGTAAATATTCCGCCATAACCTTTGCCAGAAGTTTGAACTCCTGCTTCATGGCATAGTGCATCCGCTTATGTACCGCGCTCATTACACGAGTGCCCTGCTCCAGCATGGCAATTGTCGTACCTACCGCCGCACCTTGGTTGCCATCCCCGACTTTTAAATCTGTAATCGTGGCAAACCGTTGGCCCGCTTCGACTACAAAACTTAAAAGCTGGAATAACGTGGAATCCGGCCCTTTGAATGGCAACGGCATTAAACTGTCTCGTATCGCTCCACCGGGCGCATCCACATCCCGAAATTCTCCGGGCTGTAACGGATCTTCATCGTCCCTGATCCGCAGCCCACGGGCCTTGAATCCTGCGGGAAGGTTCGACAGCGTACCGGCGTCGATAAGCTGCCGCAGTGCAGCAGTGGCAGTACGCGATAGCCCGCCAATCGTGTGAATCAGGCCCAATCCGTAAAAACCAAACCCCGGCAGGAATTTATAATGCACAAAATATTGTATTTTGCGTTTTTTCGGGTCGTCTTCCTTAAAATTCCTTCGGATAGCTAAGATCTGCCCATTGTCTTCACTAATCGTAACCACATAAGGGACTTTTATTTCGGTGGGTTCTCCGTCTTCTCCGATTTCTTCATAACCCGGCAGGTCCAACTCCACATGGCATTCCAGCAACGTGCAATCGTAGTCGATAGTCGATGGATGAATGCCTTCAAGTTGTTCCACCTCTCTGGATATACCAGAGCTTTCAGCTTGCGTAGGATGGACCGGGATGTCTCGATAAAAGCCAGAAATTTGCTTTTTACGGAGGTCATTAAGCGGGATTCGGATAACCTGCGTAATATTTGGGCAGGTTTCAAGGTCGTTTGCTTCAAACGGGACAATAAGTTGTTCCGCAGGAACAAAACTACTGACTGCACGTTCCATCGACTCATCGTAATACACCTTTTTGAAGGTAGAACCAGCCAAAGGCAGGTAAAACAGCATTTGATCAAATTCGGGCGTGTATTCCTCCATCACGTTGGTGATGTAGTAATTCATAAATTCGCGAACACGCTGCGCCTGCTGCTCTTTTTCCTCTGTTAAATTCCCCATGATGGTTGTTCTGACAGGTCCACCGGGAGGCAGTAATTCATTAAAGGCCTGCGCTTGAAATTGCGTGGCCGCTTCAGCTAAAAGAGGATGTGTTACACCTGTTGCACCACGAAAAGGCTGTGTTCGCTCCTCGTAGTTAAAGCCTAATAACTCTAGGCCGTCCGCATAGGCTTTTTCCCAGTCTCCACGCGATGTTTTATTGGCCTCAAACTCCGCTGTCAGTTCATTTGCAATAGCGCCTAATTCCCGATCATCCAGATCTTCAGCCAGATTATCGGAAAAACCCATAGTACCTTGCTGTAGGGAGGCGCTTGGGTCAAGATCAACAACAACCCCACCATCCTCTATCTCTTCAATGGAGATACCCTCTACAACAGGGCGTTGGGAAGGAAAAAATGCGCCGGGTTGTTCAATTTCAACATCCAGCTCCAGTTCCCTGAGATCAGGATTATCATTCTGTCGTTCCATTAATGATACAAGAGGATCGTTAGCCATAAGTCATATCCTGATTTTTGAACATTGCGTAAACAAAGATAGCGAAGAATACGACCAACAGAAATTCATTCTTCTGGGACTCTCCCCGTAAGCCAATCAAAGAGCAATTCCCCATCTTCCCCACCTAGGGCATCAGGGTAGGCCGATGGGGTCAGATTTACCTCTCCCAGTGGACCGTCAATCAGTGCATACAGGCTTCCATCACCATTGCGGATTGCGTACAACACCGACTCCCGACTGAGGACCGCCTCGAATGGGCTACGATCCAGCCCAGCACGTCGGCCTTTCACCTTGAAAAATACTTTATTCATAATTTTTTAACCAAGGCATTTTTGAGGTATTAGTCATTATACAAACATTGACCGTGCAGTCCCACTCAATGAATTAACGCCGCCGCCGTTGGCATAACGGGTCATGTTTCGTGCTATTTCAGCCAAACTGTTAACACCGCCACCACCGGCATACTCATAGTCTGTACGCTCGTTCATGCGGCCATGGGACTCCCAAAATAGCCCTGCGTGTTTCGCGGAAAGTAATGTTCAAGACCGTGGGCCGTGGTCACCGGTCCACCATACTGAAAATCCCTCTGAAGACTATGGTCCCTTTCCAGCGCATATCTTGTTGCTTCTGATTCCGTATCGAACAACGGAATAACTTCGTCATTTACCGGGTTTCGGATCTCATCTGAGACTTGAAGCTGCGGTATTATTATTTGATCTATAATCTCCCCTTGATCAAAATACCGCGCTTCCCCGGTTTCCGGATCAGGAAAAATTCTTGAAAAAGTAATCCATTTCCCATTAGGCAACTGAAAGGTTTCACTGCTTTCTGAATGTATTCCACCATGCTGATCTTCATATATGGGTAAATTGTATTGTGTGACTTTTCCAGTGGGCGTTAACGTTAAAGTGTCTATTGGGTGTTCTGTATAATAGGCGTGTTCTCTTTTCTGAAGTTCCTGCAAATGCAGTGGGAGTTCTGCTGCACCCCCCTCGTTCAATCGTGTTACTTTAAGTGTTCCACGAGGCGTCATACCCGTTCCTTCCTGATGGTCGTAGCTTACTTTTAAGCCTTCCCCGGAACTGTCGCTGTAGCGTTGCGTACCCGTTTCATACTGCATAAATTTTTTAGCCATGTGCTCGGGTAGAAAATCTTTCACCGGAAAGGACGTGTCTACAACCGGACCGCCTTCGTGGTATACGTTAAAGTCAGGCGCACCTGCAAAACCAAAGTCAGGTTGGCCTATGGCTGTATACGGGTTGACCGGATTGGCATAGGGGTTAAACGGGGCTCTGGCGGAAGGTAACCCATAACGGGTAGCCACGTTTATACCGTCTGTTGCCAGCCCTGTTGGATCGACGGGCTGTGCTCCGATCCTTTGAGGAGGTGGATTAAATACATCTGATCCCGTACCCGCATATTGAAGTAACGGAACTTCTGCACTACTTGGATCAGTTACAAAGTTAACCTCTACCGGATCCGGAAGAGGCGGTGGATCTGCCGCGGCCACTCCCGCGGAAAATGCTGCCGCGGACGTGTAGGGGTTTCTACTTACAAAGCTACTTACTGGACTGGTAAAGGGCTCTATCGCAGAGACTACCGGCTGCACACCGGGTATACCCAATGCAAAATCTCGCGCCGAGGTCAAACCTGAGATACCCGATTGTACCGCAGGGCTCACTTTACTAAGAGCACTCTCTACCGCGGGACCCCATGGCCCACTAAATGCTGTTGTGGGTACTGCCGCACCAAGGTAAGGCGTTCCCGCAGGTGCTGCTCCATAGTACGGAACGCTGGCGACGTTTGCGTTGACAACACTGCTTGGAGCAATGTATTGACCAGATGGCGTCAAAAGTGGATTAGCTGTAAAGGGGTTTAATGCACCAATGCCTTGTTTAAGCGCTTCTACGGGGCCGTGTGTAGCCGCCACAGTTTTCAGCGCACCAAGGCCCTGAAAAATATTTGTACCAAATTCAGGTAAGGATCCAATGCCATAGCCACTGACGCCGCCTAAAAGCACCTGCCCCAAATTACCGCCTTGGTTGATCTGCTGCCCTGCACCTCCGGCCGCACCACCCATCTTGGCACCGGCAAGCGCACCGGCCGGGTTACCCGTAACCATAAAACCAAGTGCCGCACCACCTATGGTACCAAGAATTGCTCCGATGTTGCCCCCAAGAAAGCTCGTTTGCTTGCGCTGCTGCTGACGGGATACTTCACGCAGACCATAGTCCGCACTGCGCATTACCGTATTGATGTCCAGACCCTGCGGAACACGGCCCGTTCCTAGAAATTGTTTTAATAGTCTGCTTTGATCTGATCCGTAGGCATTGGATCCGGATTGACGCACCATGGCGTCATAAATAGATTTCATGCCGCCCGACTTGTCCTTGTTCAGCGCTTTTTGGCGGGCCTCTATGACCATGTCAAAAACGCTATCGGGCGTCACACCGTAATTTGCGACACCTATGCCTATTTCCGAGAAGGGAAGTGTCTTGGCGTTAAACGTGTTTACCGGTACGTTTAAAACAGCCGGATTAGTTATCCATGAAAAATCAGGTGTTCCACTCAGTGTATAGATTTCTTGGGGTACGGCTGCTGTACCCCTTTCTTGCAGGGCTGAAAGACCGCCCCTTTCCTGAAACATTCTTTGCGCGTCTGTTAATGGCATTAACAAGTTATCCGTAGTACGCCACGGGCCTTAATACACTCGGCTCGTCGTCCCAGTCATCCGTGGGTAATTGAACAAAATTGCCCTGACGATATCGCATCAGCGCCTGCGTCGTGCTATCCACCAAGTCATCAAACTCTCCGTTAGGAAATGATGCGCATTCCTCGATCAGCTCTTCCGCCCAGCTTTCTTCCGGTGCCCAAATCATGCCGCTTTCAAATAACGGCGAAATGGCATGTACCCGAGCGAGCTTATCATTACCCTTACTGGGTGTGAAGTTGACCACGGGGATGCCTACACTTCTTAATTCCTGCGTCAATGGCATACCACTGGCCTTGGCTTCAATA